CATCTATCTTTACTGAATTTAGACAAATCAGGTAATTCGTTAGCGAATACAAAAACATGAGGAGGTTTGAAACAAACTACACCTCCTTCATATTTACCACTGTAAATTAAACCGTTTTTTAGACTCTCTAAAACACCATAGTTGATATACTCAACGTTATGTCTAGGTACATCTAGAAGAACTATTGTTTTCAAAGATGGATCGTTATTCTGAAAAAAGTTTAACACTTGATTAAAAACATCACCTTTTTTTCCATCACTTATTATGCAGTTATATTTGCATAATAAATATTTACACAAATATGATTTTCCTTTGCAACCATTTTCATCATATATCCAATTGATAGTTCTGTCATCTGGATCAGATTCACAAATCTGAATGATATTTTGTTGCCAATCATAGAACTTTCGTTCTTCCATTTCTTTACATAAATTTTCTTTATATAATTTATGAGGATCTAACAAAGATTTTAAGTTTGTTTTGAAATTTCCGTCTTTGGTACAATAGGAAATGTTCTGTTTAACAGAACCCTTCATAACTTCCCAATGGATTTTTTGATTCAATTTCTTTAAAACATTGAAATCAATTTTATTATTAAAAAGTACAAATCCTTGTAAATGGGGTGTGTTATTTTCACCCATTTCTTTACCTATTACATAATCTGCACTATATTTGAGTATAAACTCTAATATAGAAGCTTCATCAACTTCTGTGTAGTTATTTAACGTGAAGACCCAACGTTTTGCTTGGGTTTGTTTCAATCGATGGGATTTAGTATTACCTATCCCATCGACTTCATTGACTTCATGAACTTGATTCATTTTATGTCAACCATTAAAAAAAAAATTTTATTTTTTTTTATTTTCTTTAAAAGAAAAATGCTCGGATATCCTACTAACCGGAACCGACCCTTTTACAAGTTAGCACAAAAATATGCTAACAATCAATTATGGTATCAACGAAAAGGTTATACCGCAAAAGGTGTCGCTAAAAACGCAGCTGTTTTAACAGCAGCTGTCGTCGCAAATAAGTTTTTGCGCAATAAAGCAGACAATAAAAAAATGTCTGCACGACCTAGTCGTAATCCAAGTCGCAAACGATACAATAAAAAACCCGAGAATAAATGCACAAGGGTTTTGAAAAGTCAGGTTAAGGATATTAAAAAGTGTTTAAGCTCAAATCAAGGAACTCTAATTTACAGATTAAGAGGAACTAGTAGATGCGTATGCGCCGTCAACTCTATCACTCATGCACAATTTGCATCGAATCAGATGGCTAATTATGAGACAGTTTTAGGAGAACTTAGGTTCTTCGATATTGACACGCCTGGTACTTTAATACAGGCTAGTGGTGCCTCCGGTACCTATTACAGAGAATACTTATTTAAGTCAGTTTATTCACACTATCAGTGTGTTAATAATTATCAAGTACCTTGTAAAGTTACTCTATATTTATGTAGACCAAAAGAGGATACATCCATTTCTCCAACTACAGCATTTACAGACGGATTAACAGACGTTGGAAATCCATCCTCTTCGAGTCCTTTGATTCATATAACAGATTCGGACGAGTTCACTGATTTATGGAAGATTGATAAATCACAATCAAAAGTTTTGATGCCAGGTCAAAAACTAGATATGTTCACATCAGATAAAAATGTACTTTATTCCCCAGCAACATTTGATTCTCATAATCTTCCGTATCAAAAACGATTTCATTGCTGGGCCTATGTCATACGTGTAGAAGGTGTTTTAGGACACGATACAACTGCCGATGAACAAGGTTTCTTAGCAGGAGGAGTAGACATGTCTTGTGATCAGATTTATACAGTATCTTATGATGCAGGTATTGATTTGAAATACATAGTCTTATCAAATTCATCTGACACATTTACCAATGGTGGTGTTATTTCATCTAAACCAGTTTCCGATAACATCGGTTATTCAATTGCTTAAATCGGATTTAATATTCATTATAAAAATACTAAATCCAAATATTATAATACTTCATCTCCTGATAGCGAGCGAAGCGATGCGTTATCCCACCGTTAGAGCGTATGCTGGAGCCGGACAGCGATCGGAAGCGCGTGAGCGCTGGAGAGAGCCGGCGGAAGCTAGCGATTTATACAAGACATTATTTAATTAATTATAATGTTATGATGTTCCATCTATCTTTACTGAATTTAGACAAATCAGGTAATTCGTTAGCGAATACAAAAA